GGAATACAAAGACGAAAAAGGGCACTGGCAATGCCCAGGGCACAAAGCAAATCATTTATGGGATTGTGAAGTTTACTGTCTGGCAGCGGCAGACATCCAAGGAATCCGATTCATAAACAGGAGCGTGAACAATGAGCAAAAAAAACAGAAGCCCCAAAAAAAACGACGACCTTCAACAAAATGGTGGTGACGTTCCCCAGGGCAGGCCCCTTTCCGGCATGGACGAAATCGGGGAATATGTCCGGCGGTCCTCGGTCACGATCCTTGATTGGATTCGGAACATGGGATTCCCGGCCTCGAAGATCGGCGGGATCTGGGAGAGTGACACTTTCCTCATAGACCGGTGGAGACGGGAGCAGATTCAAGAACGTGTCAAGCAAAACAACACGAAATCAATAGTAAATTCAGCCTAGATCATCCCCAAATTTAGTAAATTACCAAAAAACCATAAAAGCCATGCTACACCCCGGAAAAACAGGAGTGCATTGCATGGCTTTTACTACTTGGACGGCCCTTCTTGCGGAATTGAAAAACGACATGGCATCCGGAATGTGGAGAACGAAGCGCTATCAATTCGACGACAGGGAAATGGAGTACCGTTCTTTTTCCGACTTCATGAACTTTTTTCGTGAAGTGGAACACCGGGCCGCATTGGAGAACCAGAGCACAGCGGCCCCCTTTGCTAGGGCGTACGCTCGTGGGGGCTCAAAATGGTAGGCAAAACCATTGACCGCCTCATTGGACTATTCAGCCCCAAGGCCGAGCTTTCCCGCACCCTGGCCCGGCGCATGATCAACGGGGAACGCATGTACGCGGCGGCGAAATCCGGCAGGAAAACCGGCGCATGGTCCCCGGTCGAATCCACGGTCAACGACGAGATCCGGGTTTCCTCCCAGAAGGTCCGGGAGCGGGTCCGGCAGCTTGTTCGAGATTTTCCGTATTTCGCTCATGCCGTTGACCAGCTTGTCAGCCTCACCGTTGGCCAGGGAATCAACTTTCAAAGCAAGGCAGATCCGGCGATCAGGTCCCGCATTGAGGACAACTGGAAACGCTGGTCCGAACAGGCCGACATCACAGGCCGGATGTCCTTCCCAGATCTCTGTCAACTTGCGGTCCGGCAGGAGTGCGAGAACGGGGAGTTCTTCCTGGTCAAGCGGCAGTCCAAGGACCCCAAGCGGTTCCTGCCCTTTGCCCTGCAAGCCATCGAATCCGACCGCCTCACCGATCTATCCACCTCACCGAAGAACAAGCAGCACGAAATCGACCAGGGGGTTGAATACGACCCCGACACCGGCGTGACCGTGGCTTATTGGTTCGAGTCCGACACCAAACCCCTACGCATCCCGGCAGAGCAGGTCATCCACGGCTTCAAGATGGTTCGACCTGGCCAGCTTAGGGGAATCAGCCCCTTTGCCCCGGGCGTACTCGTTGCCCACGATATGGCTGAATATCTCGACGCCGAGCTTGAGGGCGCGAAAATGGCAGCCCGGTATCTGGCCTTCATCGAGGCCCCGGACATTGCAGCCTATCAGACATCCCACGGAATCGGGGTGAATCCTGATTCGGGCCAGCGGGAAGATGAGCTTCAAAACGCTATCCTCGAATATCTCCGGCCCGGCGAAAAGGTGAACCTGGCCAGCCACAACAGGCCCGGGGATAACTTCGAGCCCTTTGTCAAGCTGGTACTCAGAATGCTTTCCGTGACCACGGGCGTTCCCTACGAGCTGCTTTCCGGGGACTACACCGGGATCAATTACAGCACTATGCGCGTATGCAGAAATGACCTTGCCCAGGCATTGAAGGTTCCCCAGGGGCGCATGATCAACCAGCTATGCAACCCGGTTTTCCATGAGGTCATGAATCAGGCCATGCTGACAGGCAAGCTCCAGATCCCCGGATACTGGAACGACCCCAGGAAATTTCAGGCCTGCAAATGGATTGTTCCCGGCATGGAGCCCATCGACCCGTTGAAAGAATCCAAGGCGCATGTGGACCAGCTCGACAGCCTGCTCAGGTCTCCCCAGGAGATCGCAGCGGCCCGAGGGCGCGACTATGAGGAAATTCTGGACGAGATCCAGCAGGCCGAAGAAATGTCCAAGAAACGCGGTCTCTCGCGTGGGCAGGTCAACACGGCCCTTGCCAGCAATCCGGCAACCATCGAGGAAGAATAATGCCGAAATTTACAACACGAAAGATGCCATTGACCGGGAAGGCCCCGGCCACCCTGGATGAAGAGAACCGTACCGTTGAAGCGATTATGACCACCGAGCAGCCTGTCAGGGTTTTCGATTGGGAACATGGGATCACTGATGAAGTCCTTCTGGTGAAGGGCGCGGTATATCCTGACCAGGTGCCTTTGCTCGACAATCATAATCGGTGGGACGGCGTGGAAAAGGTCTTGGGCTCTGTGTCCGACATCAGGTTGGAAGATGATCGGATGGTGGGGACCGTGACCTTCTCCCGCGTCCAAGCCGGTTATGACGCATATCAAAAGGTAGCCGAAGGACATCTCACTGACTTTTCCATCGGCTATATCGTGACCAAGGCGGTCTATGTACCCGAGAACGAGTCACAGACCATCGAAGGAAAAACATTTACCGGCCCGGTCAAGGTCTCGACAGAATGGGAGCTCAAGGAACTGAGCATCACCCCCATCGGCGCAGACGACCAGGCCAAAGCACGGAGCTTTCAGGAGGTTCCTATGCCCAAACCTACAGACAACACCCCTCAAAATGAGGACCTTCTGGCCCAGGAACGGACCAGAGCGGATGCGATCATGAATCTTGGCGATCAGTTCGCCTGCCAGACCGAAGCCAGGGAAGCGATACGCTCCGGCCTGGCCGTTGCCGACTTCCAGTCCCAGGTCCTCGAAAAAATGGCCCAGGAACGAAAAGCCCCGGCAGCCCGTGTCGAAATGGGCGCGACCGATGAAGAGAAGTTCCGTGGAGCCGCAGAAGAAGCCCTTCTGGTTCGTGCGGGAATCTCCGACAAGCGAGAAGAAGCCGCAGACCTGGCCAGCCATACCTTGAGAGACATGGCCCGTGAATGCCTCATTCGCTCCGGTCAACGTCCCCAGGGCTCTCCCCTTGCCATGATCGGACGGGCAATGACCAGCTCCGACTTTCCGAAGATCCTTGCGAATACGGCGAACAAGTCCCTTCTGGGCGGCTACCTGGCTGACGATAATTCATCCTGGAAAACATGGTGCGGCACTGGGTCCATCTCCGACTTCAAGCAGCTTTCCATTGTTCGGCCCTCTGAAATGTCCGACCTGGAAGAGGTCCTGGAAAACGGGGAATACACCTACGGCGACCGTGATGAGACCCGGGAGCAGGTCCAGCTTGTCACGTACGGCAAGTTGTTCGCCATTACCCGGCAGGCGATCATCAACGACGATCTGGGAGCCCTGACCGACATTCCCCGTGCCCACGGTGAAGCAGCAGCCCGAAAGGTCTGTGATTGCGCGTATGCCGTCCTGACAGCCAATGCGAACATGAGTGACGGAACCCCCTTGTTTCATGCCGACCACGGCAACCTTGCAGGCACAGGCGGCGCTCCGTCCATCTCCACCCTGGCCTCTGCTATCGCTGCAATGAAGATCCAGAAGGACATTGCCGGACTTCGGGTCCTCAATATCCGGCCCAGGTTCTTTATTGCTCCGGTTGCCCTGGAAGGATCGTGTGAACAGCTTTTTCGCTCCACCCTGGAAGGCACCCAGGCCAGCCCCAACCAGATCAACCCCTATGCCGGAAACTACTTCCAGCGCGTCTATGATGCCCGTTTGGATGGTGACGATGCAAACGGTTGGTACCTGGCAGGCCCCAAGGGAAAGACCGTGACCATGTTCTTCTTGAACGGCAACGAGCGGCCATTTTTGGAGACCAAGGACGGCTTTGAGGTGGACGCCGTGGAATACAAGGTCCGGATCGATTGCGCGGCAGCAGCCGTTGACCACAGAGCTCTCTACATGAATGACGGCGGCGCTGAATAATGACTATCCCCCTCGATGTCTTGCGCAAGATCATAGCCCTTGCGCAGGACACGCCGGGGGTTGATTATTGCCCCAGGGACGGCGTGACCTGCCCGGCATGTGGGAATCAGTTATCAAAAACAAAGGGAATCTATGTGACCAAGCCATGGACCGGGGACGTTCGGGAACGCTACCACAAATGCCCCCATTGTGGCCTTCTGTTTAAGAGCATAGAAACCCTTTTGAAATAAATCACCGTCTGACCTGTACGGTGAAACAGGAGAGAGAGGCCTAACTCCTCCAGTCCGTCCTCTCTCTCCCATCTTCACGGATTGACCCCCTGTTTCTTCCTCTGGCCGGGAAGCGGGGGGTCATTTTTTGTATGCTTAAAATCATTGACATTTTAATTGCTAACAACCTATCAAGAGTCTCGATCAGTCCTATTCGGAACCGGGTTTCATGGTAACAAAATTGGTGACAAAGGGTGTTTTCGAACCGAGAAAGTATATAAAAAAGAATAGTTTAATGTGGTCTTTTCGAATCCCTAGCCCTCCGCCATTCCACTTATGTCTCTACATCCCGCACCAGCAATGGGCGGGATTTTCTTTTTTCCTCCCCCGTTGTTTTTCTTGTTTCGTCAGCTGTTTTTGTT